ACAGTCTTGCACGTGAGCTATTTACCACTATGTGGCGGCAGACTCCTTACGTTTGTAAGTCTGCCTTTTCGTCGCTGCGGATTTGTTCATGTTTCCCTTAGCAGCGGGGCGTCTCTTTCTGGTCTTCTTGCTGGTGCTGTTTTGCGTTTCAGGCTCTGTAGTTTGCGATCGTGCGTCAAGCACTTCATCGTCAACGACAACTGGCACCGTTGCTGGAGTTGGGGGGGCAACGTCAGCGAAGAGTGGAGGTTCAAGCATTTTCGAGATCGTAGTGGCGGTACCCAACCATTCACCGTAATCGCTTCTGGAGAATTCGGGGAAAATGTGATCAAATTCCACATCCATCCACCCTCCAACATTATTGTTGGGATACTGGACAGAATTGTCGAATTTTGACCACCAATTTCCAATTCCAAGAAGTGTTTTTGGTCGATACTGTGAAAGCACAAGCACTTTCTTACAGAATGATCCAATAACGGGAGTGTTTCCATCGGTTGCCACATATGCCATGCATTTCTCAACGAGTTTTTGCTCAGCTGTGATGCCTTGAGGTAGGCGAACCGTTGTATGGAATTTGGATAATTGTCGTTTGACGTCGCACATACTGTCAATGCTGCCATACCAAACTTCTGGTGTATAATAGCGTGCCAAGAAGTTGACCCCTCTATCCCCTCGCGGAACAATGCTGGCTTCCAAAACAAGTCCGACTTGTTTGGCGGCCCACAAATGGTCTTCTGCAGGGAGATCGGGGTCGACACCGTCATCACCCAAGTGCATTCCGATGGCTTGGAAAGCTTCTTGCGGGGTGAGGCGTGATCCGTCTTGTTTGTACACGTGTCTATACGCAAGGTAGGACGTGAAAGAGGCGCGGAGGGTCTGGAATAAGCTCGTTGCTGAGCATCCTGACCCGTGTGAGGGTCCTTGTTCGAACGTGGTTCCAAATGGTAAAATTCCATAATTGTCGACGTTCGTTTTGAGCAGTTCATTCAACTGCGCCCGGTGGTGAGGATAGGCCTTCATCATCACACACCTCTCAACCTGACGCAAAACATACGTTATAGTTCCATCCATGCGGTGGTAATCTGAAATGTCAACAAAGTTAGCATTATTACAGATTGCGCCTACACGGGTGGCGATTTCCAACGGGGTTTTGCCGGGAGCATACCAAGCAAGCGACTTACAGTGTTCAGACATGGGTAACGCAAAACTTGCCATGTCTAGCTTATCGGCATCATTATACATAGAAATGTTTCTTCCATCTTTTACATCCATGTATGCCTCAGCCTTTGGGAAGCATTTGAGCACTGTTTGCCTGAACCATCCGTTAAGATAGGCTCTGGCAATCGATTGCTTTTGGGCGGGGCGAGTTTGTTTTTCTTCAATAATTTCGAATGAAACAGGCTCTAGGACCACATCCCTTACAATGAATTTTGCGAATTCATTGATACATTGGTCACGAAATGCGTTAGGTTTAGGTTCTTCCTTACGTAAATCGTTGACACGGCCCTTCACAATTTGCTTTTCTGTTGCTTCATTGTTTACGGGTGCGAAGGCGCCGTGTACCAAAGGACTCATAAAGGCTTGGATCTTAGGTCTGGCTTCCTGGTCGAACTTATGAGGTTCGTACTGATAGGCACGAACCCCCTTTTCGACTGGGAAGACATAGGGTAAAGATTTGGGGGTAGAGTCTCTCAAATAGGCCGTCAATAATGCGGCCGATGAGCGATCTCCTTCTCTATCCTTTCCAATCCAGCTAAC